GACTGCAATTGTGTATGGCGTGGTGCACCGCCATCACGGAAGCAACCTCAGCCCGGAACATCTCGGGATATAGATCGCAATAACATGGGAAAAAGACAAAGTAAACACTCCCGGATCTACAACTTCATAAACTTCAATATAATCCACAGGAGACACCCGATCTCGAGACAACCGAACAATCCCGGGAACATGATCACATTGGTCCAACACAATGTTTGATTCGACTTCATGCAGAACACCCACCGGCAGAATTTCATCACGAATTAACAGGATCATCGTCCCTTTATCAAGGTGAACCATTTCAATAGTACACGCCACCAATTTATAATATACACCCTGAATATATCGGTCATGATGGTACACGGTTCCCAAAACAGGGGGGCAAATGAAACGCTGACTCATCCACCCTAAGTACACATGCGCAGCTACGGCCTCTAATGCTCCTGCTGCAGCCTTAATCTCACTTTTATCATGAAGATAGAATAACCTCGGCTTCTCACTATTTTGTAAAGCTACTACTTCCTGAGTCAGCCTATCAATTCGAGACGAAAGAGCCACCACATCATTCTGAGATTGATCAGCACTGCCAACTTTCAGACACATTCCTATATCTCTCGATATCATCTTAATTATTGGCTTAAAAATTGTCACGAGAGAATTCCCAAGTTGACTCCTTAAATGACCAGTCTCACCTTGCAAATGACGGCGCACACTCTCTAGATCATTCAAGAAATGACCCTCAGCCTCCTTAATTCTATTAATCTCTGTAGACAACTGACCGTGGGAGTTACGTAATCCCTGCACCTCATTCACTACGGATGAGACACCCGCAAGGCTAGTTTCAAACTGATCCATTCTCTGCTTTATCCGACTTAGCTTCGTAAGCGGATTGACGGCTAAATGGTTATTCACTTTCCTCTCCAACTGCTCAAATTTTCCTTTAAACGCAAGCACCTCCTGTTGCGACTTGTTAAGCTCTCCTAACATCCCCGCCACCAGATTTTGATAAGTCTGGATCGCGGGAACAGCTGGGTCTTGGATTTGCGGAGCAATAGCAGCTCGCCGTCTACGAGGCTTATATTCTCGATTTAATGCTAATGTCATTTCCTCCGACCTACGATATAATAAATCGAGCAAAGCAGCCAAACAATCAGCCGACCCTACGGGTAAATGGGAATCCTCTGCTGTATCCAACTCCGCTACCGTCTTATATCCCAAATCCCGAATAATGTTCTGGGCCAGTAAATGAGCCTTATGAACCACCACACTGTCATCTTCCTGTGCTTCTGGATGAATTGAATAAGAAAAGTCCGATTCCAAACGAGAAGTGAGAGGCTTAAAAATTTCACTCACCTTCCAAGGTGTTACCCCTGCCTCTGACCGTAGTCCGACTCCGCGAATACGCATGAAGAAAGCTAACCCTGAGCCACCAACATCTAATGGGGAACTAGTACACAGTTCGGTGTAGTACCACGACTCACCCTGAGAGATCGAAAGTGCTTGAATGGCCCGCTTTGTTTTTGTATCACCTTTATAGTAGCCTGACTCAACATCCTTACCCGCCTTAGAAATCAGTTTTTCAAAACTCAAATAATTAGTTGTCTCAGTTACAGACCACAAAATTAATTTTGCTACTTGGTTACGGACTGCAGCACCTTCAACAGCGATTAATGCTTCCACATGTGCAGCATCATTACCAGTTACAACGACCACCAAACTTGATAAAGACACATAATTGAACATACCATATACCTTAGTCCCAGTGGATGTTAATGTATTTAACAGAAAGGTAGCAGTAAAATACATCGTACCAACGTTACAAGTCATAATTATCCGAAATGCCAGATCACTGCCAACACTACACGTAAATTTCTGGTTTTGGAAAGTCCACCGTAACTTTGTAATTGTGACCATTTTGCTTAAATCTTGTGAGGAAGTGGTTGAAGCTGGAAGTCTAACAATAATCATATCATCTGTAGTCCAATAGACACCATAGAAGTACGAGACTGGTGGGAACTCTATTACCAAATTTTTCTTGTTATCTTGTTGAGCAGGTTGTATTGAAACAGTAATATAATCATAACTTGAGGTCTTTGGTATCACTGCGTTCCATCCCGAGGCTGCCATTCTTACAAAATGTC